CTAGGTTGCTAATGCAATCGAGGCAAGAATTGTGTGGGGAAGGATGTCAATCGAGAGATGATAGCGATAGCTGGCGCGAGGCGCCAAAACCTCGTCTACCAGCGAAAACATTGGTGATCCCGACGCGATTCGAACGCGTGACCCCCAGATTAGGAATGTGTTAATAACCCTATAGTTTGCAAGGCCTCTAGCCTATCGTGCGCCATTTATGCGCCATTGGCGAAAATCGACGATGCGATCGCGTCCATGGCGTGGCGGTGGTCATCGCTCGGAAATAGGTGGCCGTATCGGTCCATCGTGACGGCAAGCGACGAGTGGCCGGCGAAGGTTTGGACCGTCTTCGGCGCCAGGCCAGCCTCGATCCAAGTCGAGATTGCGAAGTGGCGCAGAGCGTGCCAGCCAAATGGTGAGAAGCTTTTACCTTGCTCTTTCATTGCTTCGGCCGCGCGCTTCAATGTCGGGGCGAGAACGCGCGTGCGCATGTTTTTATGGTTCTCGAATTTTCCTTTCGAGTTCGGAAACACGAGATCGTCGTCCTTCTTGAACGCTGTCTTCAAACGCCATTCCTTCATGACCTTTATGACGTGCGCTCCCAGCGGGATCTCGCGAAGGCCGGCTTTGCTCTTTGTGGTATCTTCCTGGCGTTTAGAATCGACGCGCGTTTCAACGGTAACGGTGCCCGCTTTCAGGTCGAGATGTTGCCAGCGCAGCGCGTGAAACTCTGAAGCGCGCACGCCTGACGCCGCAGCGAAGATAAGTTTGACGGTGAAGGCATCGTCCGCAGCTTTGATAACAGCGGCAATCGCGTCCTTTGACGGCGGGACGATCTTCTTTGCATCCTCGTTCCGCTTACCGACGACGCGGATGCCCTTTGCCACATTGACGGCCAGTAGGTCGTTTGCGATGGCGTTCTGTAGGACGCGAGAGAGAGTGCCTAGGATCTGACGGGTGGTAACGACGCTGACGCCGGATTTTCGAACCTCGTCGCGAAATTCGCTGACGATCCTGGCGCTGAGCTGGGACAGCTTTTTGTCGCCGATGCCCGACTGAAAGAGATCGGGACGGCGCTTGTTCTTGCCTTTTTGGTTCGCTCGTCGCTCCTCGTCGGGAGCGATGTAGTTCCACATATGGCCAGTGACGTTGTCGAAGTACTCGGACGTGACCTTTTCACCTCGATCCTTCCGGGCGCTGAGATCTTTCTCATACTGCTCGCAAGCGGCGCGGACCGTGGTCGTAGCTGCGTCCGGCCTATAGGTGCCCTTGCCGATCTGCTCCTCGATCTCCTTGCGACGGGCTTCGGCGTCCCGCTTCTTATCGAACTGCTCTCTGTGGCGCTTCCCGTTGGCGTCCATGTAGTTGAGCAGCCATGCCTCGTGCTCGCCGCTCTTGTTTGTCCATTGACGCTTTCGGATTGTCGCCACGTGTGACCCTCACATTCGAAGGGCGCACGCTAGCTGGCTGCGCGGTTTCCTTCAAGGCCTTCCATCCATTTCGTCAGGCTAGACCGACGGGCCGCGACGGTGCCGCCAAGCTTGAATGACGGGATGATCTCGTCATAGACCAGACGATAGACCTGGCGGCGCGTTACTCCAAGGAAACCTGCGATGGCGTCGGCGCCCATCAGCAGGTCACCTTCACGAATAGCTGGAGCGGTCATTCCGAGCTTTCCTCCCGGTGCGTTGGTACGGCCGCGTGAATTCGGCTTAAGTGGATTTCGTAGGCCTTGTGGAGGGAATAGCTCAGAGCCCCGATCGTTTCCTTGTCCCAATCCGGACCCATGAACATGACCATCCATTGCCATTTGTTGAGCGGCCGTTTGTCGATCTGCCCCATCATGCCGGTTGGTCCCTCGGTGTGGGTGGTGGGTAGTTGGGATCGTCGACGGCATCACCGAAATCGTCGTCGTAGGTTGGATCTATCAACCCTTCGCCCTCGCACTCCCAGCATGTGTCTTCGTCTTGGCCGCAGATGCAATCGCCTGGCCAGCAGTCGCAGCGGAAGTAACCGAGCCCGCCACAAGCTGAGCATTTCGCGAGCTTGTCGGTCATGAGGCCTCCTTCGACAGGCTGTCGATATTCTGGCGATGGACGGTGAAGGTGTAGGCGACGACCCATGGGTTGAGACCCCACGCTCCTTCGCCGTTGATGTAGTCCCACAAGTCCCAATAGGCGTTGGAGGGATTCGGCCAGATCCCGCCGTCTGGACGGCCAGACCACCCGGCATAGCCGCCGACATGCTCTTCAGTGATGCCTTCGGCTATTGCGTCATCATCGCTGATGTCCTGCAGGTGCTCGACGCGAACGTCAGTGACTATGAGGGTGAGCCGTGATGCCCAGCGGGGCATATGAATGGAGGGTTGCCAGCGCAGAGAGCCATCAGTGTTGTGGCTCTTACTTGGAAATACCGACGGCGCCTTTCCGTCGCGAATGCCAGTGCCGCATGTTGGCAATTGAAGCCATCGGCCAGATTCATCCTCGTCAGCTAGGTACGAGACCTGATGCTTGTCGCCATCCTCGTGGTGCCAGCTTTGATGGCGCACGGCGGCATTCTCACGCACCCAGAGGCGGTCGCCCACGTTTATGCGGGTCTGTACCTTTGCGAGGCAACCGCTGATTTCCGCGCAAGCATATGGGCCGTCATCGTCTATCTCGAGGGTGCCCGGCACCGCCCAGTTCGGCAGTTTGAAAAGGCGACGCGTCTGGGTTTTGGTGCCGACGAGGAGAGCTCGAACCATCGGCGAGGAGAACAGGATCGGGCGATCTGTCATGCTGCTGCCCTCGCGATAGGCCACTGACGGACGAGGAGATCAGCTGGGATCTCCTGCTTCCGTGGCATTTGCTTCATGAAGAATGCTCGGTTGAGTTTGGCGCTCTGGTCGCGCAGGTGGCGGAACCACTGAGGATCTGTGAACCGGGCCTTGTGAGAACCCTGATCTGTCTCGCCGCCGGTGATTATCCAGTCGGGCGCGAAGCTGTCCAGCGCGACGCGGCTTAGGAGCGGCTCGAAGCTTCCGAATGTGAATAGCGGATCCAGCCCCTGCTTGACCTCCCAAAGCTTCAGGCGGTCCCGGTCGTACTCATCCTGGTTGGCAATGGTCGCGCCGATCGCCGCGTTGCGCGGAAGCATCCGATGTCCGCGAGCAGGATCGGTCATCTTCATGACGTTGCCGATGCGCTTTGTCAGTAGCAACCAGACGAGGTTTGGCGTCGCATCGATCAAGTCTATGAGGTCGTTGCGCCAGCGGTCATCGACCTCGTTGTCGAAGACGTCGGCGAGGGAGGCGCAGAAGACGTAGGGACGGGTGCCACTGGCCTTTGCTTCCTTGTCCCATGCGATCGGCTTCCGCCAGTTGGCCGCGCCGGTACGCTGGCGATCCTCTCCCGCGCCCCACTGAACCCGTTGGTACCGATTGGCCATAAGGTTTTCGGCGTAGCAGCCGTCACATGCCGGCGACACCTTCGTGCAGCCAATCCACGGATTGAAAGTGTGCGTGGTCCACTCGATCTTACTGTTCTCAGCCATCTTCTAAGCCTCCTCGCAAAGCATTGCGCGCTTTGCCTCTTCGCGACGGATCGCGTTGCGTTTCCTGGTCACCATTTCCAAGTGTTCGGGATGAGGGCGAACGCACAACCGGTTGCGGCATACGTGATCCAGTTCTTTCTTGCCGGGGATGAAGCCGTGCTCATTCGTCCACATGACGATGTGGACGGCCACTGTCTGCCCCGCGAGAGACATGCGCGGGTAACCAGCTCCTCGGCCTTCGGTACCGGAGGTCGGTCCGGTCCATATCCAGCAACCTGTCCCCTCGTCCATGCGGACGCGAGCCATCACCTTCTCGCGGATTTTGTCGCGCCGGTTCATCAGATCCAGAACTCCAGCTCATGCTTGAGATCTCCATAGATCGACGAGTAGCGTTGACCGTCGTCGTCTTCCGTGAGGCATTCGATTGCGATCTTGGCTGCGTCCAAAAGCTTCTCGACAACATCGATATCGCCGAAGGTGCCCTTTATGTCCGACCCCTCGCGACTGAAGCGCAGCAGCTCGGTTACAGCTTCAGACGCCTGGTGCGCTGCGGTGATGGCATGTGCCTGCCGATCGGCGTCTGACATGTTGTAGATATCCACCGTCATTCGGCGTTCCTTTTCCAAGCTTCGAACTCGGCGCGCAGATCGAACCATCGATTGCGGGCGCCGGCGGCGGTGTTCAGTTCATTGCGGCTGTCGATCTTCAGGAGGTAGCGAACGTGCGAGTCCACGCGGACGGCGTCACTGACATCGGCCGCGCCCGTTTCTTCGAGCAGGAAGCGGCGGAACATCTGATCGTTTGATCGCATCGCGCACTCGGCAGCGTAATTCGCGTTCTTGTGAGCGTGCTCTACCTGTTGCTGCTGGCGAGGTTTCCAGCGCCTGATCTCGGCAAAGGCCTCCTGGAGCAGCCCCAGGACAAAGCGTAAATCGTCATGGGCGTGAAGCAGAAAGTCGCGGTCGATGTAGCCGCATTCGACGGTGAGCTGGGCAACGGCGACCGGCTGCGTATTCGGCACGATGACGGCGAGCAGCTCCGTTCCGGTGCTGCCGAGCTGCCAGTTTGTGCTGGCCTCAGCGTGTCGGGTTCTGATCGTCGCCAGGCGCTGGGCGTCTGCTTTCGAAGCCATTATTCCGCTGCCTCCCGATACTCGACGAGATGCTGGCAGTTGGCTCCAACGATTGCGGCTGCGACTGGAGGGCAGACCGAATTGCCGACACACGACACCTGGACGTTCTTGGGAAACGGGCGCCCATTGAGATCGGAATCAATCCGATAATCCGACGGAAAACCTTGGGCGTTGTAGAGCTCGCGCGGCGTGAGCATCCGCATGCCGATATCTACGATGACGAACTCGGAACCGGCGATCGTGATGGTGACGAATTCGCGAGCATCCCAGAAGCCGTAGGAGCGCATGAAGTCGGCGACCTGGCGGGCTCGATCGGCTTGATCGTACCTGAACGGTGGAGCATCGATCGTCGCCTCAACGTGGCCGTGGCGATCCTTCGTCGTGATCGTGCGGCACGGCTTATCTTCCTCACCACCGTCGCCGGTGCCGTAGTAGGCTTGAAGGTAGGGAGCGACGAGGAGCGACTTGCCGCCGCCGTCTGCTGTCGTCGTGCCGAGAGGCTTTTCCACCTCGTGGCCTGTCGAGGTGCCGAACTGGCGAGAGACGAAAGCCGTGACGGCTCCCTGCTGCGCTCCCGACGCCGTTACCGTCGACATCGGCTCGTCGGCAGATCGGCCTGGATTCACGCCACCGATGCGCCTGCTGTCATTGTTGTTCTGGGCCACGAAGGCGACCGCAGCGCAGGTGTCGGCCTTTGCCGTAATGGTAGCCGATGGCTCGTCGCTTCCGCGAGGACGGCTCTGCCCTGCCCGTCCGCCGCATCCGACCAGTGTCGGGATGATGACGGCGTTCTGGTCCTTCTTGCTGGCGCAGATCGTGTGGTGGGGCTCTTCAACAGATCGATTGGCTCCGCCCTGTTGAGCGTAGGTAAGAACCGGAGCAACAAGGGCGTGTCGGTTCTCGGTCGTGACCACACGTACCGGATCCACAGCGCTAGCGGATCTGTCCTTGCTTCCTGCACCAGGACCATAGAAGGCAGAGAGATGCGGTGCGACCACCGCCTTTTCGCCTCGGTTGGCACCGGTGATAGTCTTAAAGGGAACCGCGCAGTCTTCGACCCGGCCGCCATGCGTCAGGTTGACGAGGAAGGGGCGCTCGGCGTCTAGAACGTATCGCTTCATGCCGCGAGCGACACGGGCCATAGTGTTTTCAGCGAGGGGACGGATGGCGCGGAGCTGATGCTTCTGCCAAACCTGCTCGGTAGTGTCGAAGATCGATGGAGTTGGTAGTGACCAGTCAATGCACTCCGCCGCGGTCCGCCACGGCTTCTTGCGGCCTCCGATTACTTCTCGATCATCTGGCGCTCCGTGCGTCGGCTTTGGCCAAACAATGGCCTTGCCGTCCCGGCGCGCGATGAGAAACAGGCGTTTGCGAATGGTCGGCGCGCCATAATCACAGGCGCGCAGCTCGCGGTGCTGGATCTTGTAACCGGCCCGCTTCATCGCCTTGCACCATTTCCGGAAGGTCTCGCCGCGGCTGTCCGGGCACGGCATCAGTCCGCGCTCGGTCTCGATCAACGGACCCCAGTCCTTCCATTCCTCGACGTTCTCCATGATGATGACGTCGGGCTTTGCACGTTCTGCCCAGAGGACGATCACCCATGCGAGGTCGCGAATGTTTCGCTCGACCGGCTTGCCGCCCTTCGCCTTGGAGAAATGCTTGCAGTCGGGAGAAAACCACGCCAGCCCGACATGCTTTCCCGCGACGTGGTCGAGCGGGTCAACCTTGAAGATGTTCTCGGAGAGGTGGAGCGTCTCCGGATGGTTCGCCGCATGCAGCGCCAGCGCGGCGGAGTTGTGATTGATCGCAATATCGGGAGAGCGGCCGAGGGCCATCTCGATACCGGTCGATGCGCCGCCGCCACCGGCGAAGCTGTCGACGATCAGAGGGAGAGAATGGTTCATCACAGGCCACTCTCCTGCAGAGCGGCTGCGTACATCGCGTTCCAAGGAAGTTTGAAATCCACATAGGCAATGCCGCCGTGATCCCCTGCGACGACGCGCCTGTTCACTGTGATCGTCTTGATCACAAGCGGACGATCGAGCGTCTGACGGCGAAGCTCTCTGCCGGTCGGTTTCTTCGGCTTAGTCCGCACTGGCGCTCTCCATCCGCTCGATTGCCTCGTTGAGGAGGCGGCGCAGCGGCAGATCGGCGTTACGGCAGCCGAGAGCATCAATGACATGGACCATCGCGTGCGCGAGGTAGGCCATGGTGTCGTCGGTCAGGCCTTCGAGGCCGGCTTTGCCGCAGAGACTGTCGACTGCGAGATCCATGTTTGCGATGGCGACATGTTCGAGAGCTCTCTGAACGTTTCGGCGCCTAGCCTCGGCCATCTCGATCTCGATCGCTTCGATGACGCTGGGGCTGAAGTCATCAGACACCAAGCGAAGCTTCCGGGGGAAGGTGACGATTTCCGCCATCACATATCCCTCCATGGAGAGTTCTCCCACGTGTCGTCTACCCTCAACGAGCGCAAGCGACGCCACTCGATGAGGCGGAGCACAGCCCGTGGCAGCTTTCCAACGAGCAGTGCGGTGCCGAACAGCATTCCGGCGCAGAAGGCTGCGCCGACGCCAGCAAGGATGGCCGTCGTCGCCGTCATGCCGGCACCTGCAGGAGGATGGCGATCGGGAGAACGATCGCGATGATAAACAGTAACGCGAACTCCATGCGGCGCTGATGCTCAACAGGCATCCGCGTTAGGCGCAGAGTAAGCGAACCCGGTTCCGGCAGCGCGATCGCTACCGGACTAACTGTCCGAACTGTTTGCATGATGGGAGCCCTTTCGCTTCCGTTTCGGAACCCGCTCCGTTCCTGGTCGGAGCGGTGACCGAAACCGGAAGGTTTCAGGCGACCCGGCGCAGGGAGCGGCGGGCGAAAATGGCAGCAGCGGCGTCGCTGTGACGCTGGATCTGGGCTTCGGTGAAGCCGAGGCGCTTGTAGTCCTTGAAGGTCAGGCCCTCGCCGCGCTCAAGCGCGTGATCTGCCATCTCGCTGGCGATGTCTCTGGCAATGGTCGGGGAGTAAGGGGTCTGAGTCTGCATTTTCGTCTCCGTGCTTCCCGGTCTCGCCGCTGCTCAGGGAGGAGGTTGAGCAGCGGCGCACCCTTGATGGGCGACCCGGCTTGGGAGGATCGAGACCGGATGAGGCGAATATATACGCATACGTATACAGCGCAAGGCAAAAAATACGTTGACGAATAAAATCTCACCGAAGGAAACGCGTAACGCCCCGCCTTTTAGGGCGGGGTTTTTGTTGGTGGCGGCGAATCAGTCGAGAGCTAGAGCCGAGTCCACTCTTCCCGTGGGATGCGAAAGCGATATGGGGCGGACCACTCGATCACGACATCGTCGATGTCGGATGCGTTCGAGCTCACCAGAGTGAAAAAGCCTGGCGAAGAGCCGCGTTTGATCTTCTTGATGTACATTCTGCCGTCGCTCAGCCGAACGACGCACATCTTTCCGACCAGGTCTTCCGGTGGCCGCCCGGCCTTATGGTAGCCGATGAGATCGCCATCCTCGAATATCGGCATCTGCGAATCGCCTCGAATAACGACCGCACCCGTACCTTCTGGAATAGGGAAATCGACTTCTACCGTGTCGAAGCCTTCATGCTCGACGTCATTAAAGGGAACAACTTCGGCACCGGCGCCGACATACCCGAATATACGCACAGTCTGAGTCCAACCTGTTTCCCAACCAGTCTCAGACAGATCGAACTCTAGGCCGCGTTCTTCCGCAAAATTCTTCAACTTCGCGATATGTTCGAACTCGGGTTTTGCGCCGGTTTCCCATCGAGACACGGTTGGCTGCGTCGTGCCGAGGGCTTCGGCAAACGCGCCTTGTGTCATGCCAGCAAGCGTTCGCAAGCGGCGGATGGCGACTTTAAGCTCCATACGCCAGCGCATATCAAGGGGTTCCATTAAATCAAAATACACGAACGCATATCCTCTTGCATTACTTCATACGTATACGTATAAATGCGCCATGAGCACGATAGCCCACATCCGCAAGGCGGTGTTTCGCATCAATCAGGATGAGTTCGCAGCAATCGCTGGCGTAACTCAGCCTACCGTTTCCCGTTGGGAGCGCGGCGCCGAGGAGGCTATGACTCTGGAGCAAATGACGCGCATTCGCGCAGCCGCAACTGCTCGAGGACTGGTCTGGCAAGATCAGTGGTTCTTTGATCCGCCGGAGTGCGCGGCATGATGATTTATAGTTCCCCGCGCGGACAGTTCCTCCGCGCCACTTCGCACCGGATCGGCGGACCTCTGAGATCCGGTGCGCTTTCTCTACGTTGGTTTGTCCAGGCATGCGGACCTCCGTGATGTCGATGCCTGATCTCTAAGCCACGCTCGCGAGGCTGACACGGAATCCCTTCATCAAACTTTTTTCCTTGACTACTTTCAGGGGTGTTTTTGTGCGCGCATATCTCTCTCAATCAGATGCTCTCTTGAAGGCGGCGACTGTCGCTGCTGTGGATGCAGTGGGCGGTGTCTCTCGTGCTTCGCAACTTCTTGGTATGGGTACCTCCGCGCTTACCAAGTACTGCTCGACCGCCGAAGAGTGGTCGAAGAACTTCATTCGCGTCGACCTTGCCGTCGCTCTCGATAGGGCAACCGCGCATCCTTTCATATCAACCGCAATAAGCCAGTTGGTTGCCGACCAAGCTCCGGCAAGCGTTGGTGAATTGACGGCCTCGGCGGTCCTCCGGTTGGACGGTGTGTTGGACGAGGTGGTGCGGACGATCGCGGTGGCGATTGAAGACGGCCACTTAGACGCGGCAGAACGGCAGGCGGTCCGCAGCCGTATCGTACCAGCGATGCTGTTTCTAGCGCGTCTCGACGCCATGATGGCGGGTGCATGCTGATGGAAAGAGATGCGGACCTTACGCAGATTGCCGATCAAATAATCAACATCCTCCCTCAAGGCGATGAAGATGCTGCGCAGGTTGCGCTTGCCGTGGCGGCCGCGAAATGCATCGACGCTGGGCTAACGGATGATCAAGCGAGCGCTGGATTAGTCTCGGCGCTTCGCAGCATACGAAAGCGGCTTTTGCGGGGGAGGTCAAACTGATGATCACCGAGCCCGGCCTCGATAGTGCTGGATGCCGGCTTCTGTACCGCGTCCGCCTCCACGCCCAGCAAAACAGGCGCGCCTATCCACTTTCATTAGATTGCGACAAGCGGGGCGTCGGCTCGGCCGTTGAAGGCGGCTATCTGGTCCGGCTTCACGACGACCCGCACTTCGTGACGATGACCGAGAAGGGAAACGCCTTCCTCGACCGGTTGCTGAGGTGCGAATGATGGTCGAAGAAGATTACCAGCGCGCCGTCGCTTTCGTCCGCTCAGTTGGGAAATGCTCGGCTTCATTTCTGCAGCGCCGCATGCAGATTGGATATAACGCGGCTGCTCAATTCGTAGAGCGGATGGAAGCTGAGGGGCTCGTCGGGAAAGCTGATTCCAGCGGAAAGCGCGCACTCGTTTCCAATGCAAACGACGTTGCCAAGGTGGAGCATCACGATGCGTCGAACCTTGCCGCAACCGTGGAACGTGCCCGCGCTCTTCTCGACGATGGCGACTATAATGCCGCGCTGATGCTGTCCTCCGGTGCCTATGATCAGGCGAAAGCAGCGGCGGGTTACGCCAAGCGACTACAGGCGGGCGATCAGTTGATCGCCAAGGCGCGTCGCATGCAGGCCGACGCGCTGCTGATCGAGAGCCGCGCCAAGATCGCGCTTGCCAATCAGTTTGACGAGGCCCAGGCAGCTGGGTTTGTCGCAACACCCGGTCGCCCCAAAAAGGTTTCAGACGAAAACCTTTTTCGCTTGGAGGATGTCGGGCTCTCAAAGGCGCAAGTCCATGAGGCGCGAAAGTTGCGCGATGCAGAGGCCGATCAGCCTGGGCTTGTCCAACGAGCGATCGATGCCCGCATTGAGGCAGGGCTCGAGCCGAGCCGGGCGAACCTGCGAGCCGCCATCGGTACGGCTTCAGCGCCGAGGGAAGATCGAGGCGACAATTTCTACCAAACGCCAGCGGTTGCCACGCGCACGCTGCTAGCCTTTGAAAGCTTCTCTTCGACCGTATGGGAGCCATCCTGCGGACTTGGCGCGATCTCCAAGGTGCTGCAAGAACAAGGATATGACGTCATCCTGTCGGATCTCGTCGATCGCGGAACGGCCGACAACGACGGCGAGCTGCAGGCGGTCGGTGATTTCCTCGCGAGCGGTCGCGACGAAGGCAATAGCGCCGATATCGTCACCAACCCTCCCTACGGCGAAGTGCTGAACGACTTCGTTGCGCACGCGCTGCGCGTCCATCGCCCTCGCAAGATGGCGCTGTTGCTGAACCTTAACTTCATGTGCGGATTTGCCGACGAGGCGCGTAACTTCGTCATGGACGAAAACCCGCCGGCGCGCGTCTACGTGTTCAAGCGTCGTCTGCCGATGATGCACCGAGAGGGCTGGGACGGCAAGAAAGCCTCCAGCCGCATGAACACTGCGTGGTTCGTGTGGGAGCTGCAGGAGGATGGCACCTACGGCAGCGCGACGACTGTCCGCCGTGTCGACTGGGCTGAGTTCCAGGATGCTGACGCGGTCGAACCGGGTGAAAGCACTCACGTCGGTGACTTCTATTTCAACGATGAGGATTTTACCCGCTCGACGCCGCGCAAGACGCTTGACGAGCGCGTCGACGAGGAACGGGCGCGGGCGCTGGTTTGGGCCGGCGAGCATGATCGCTTCGACGCGGTCGAAATGCGCCGCGGCATTGGTGTTCGGCCAACCACGGCAGACGGTCTGATCCTGTCATTGCATGCGGATGGGCTAATCCGTGCCGACGACGAGCCCGGCCGTTGGCTGGTCTCAGACGACGGCTGGCGGTCGCTCAAGGCGATGGCAAGCGTCGTCGTCGGCATGAAGATCATGGAGGCTGTCGATGGCGGTCGCTGACGATTTCTCTCCGCTTATGCTGAAGCGCTTTCTGCGGCTCCGCGTCGAAAAGATGGCCCGTACAGCTTATCCGGCTTTCGGCACGACCGGTGCGCGGGCAGCGAAGGTGGAGCTTCGAAAGCTAAGTGGACTATCGCGTGAGGCCTTCGACTTGGCATACGATGGTCGGCTTCACGATGTCGAGCCTCGGCGGCGGATCTGGGCGGCACTTTGGGTCGACCCGGAGGCTGTCGGCGTGACCTTGACCGACGAGGCGCTGTCATGAGCGACATGCTGCCCCTCGTCGACATTCTCGCGGACGCCGGAACGGACGCAGAGCGGGCCGATTGGCTGTTCCGCTGCCCGTACTGGGTCATCAATCGTGAACACATGAACATTCGGGAAATCCTCCGGCAGGCAGGGCTGCATGCTGGTGTCGCATACCTCGACGCGATGCTTTCGCTAACGAGCGCACGGCGCCTCCCGGATGGTTCGATACCTCAGACCATTGTCATGCCGGTGCATATTGCAGCCCATGACCTCAGAGAAGCGGCGCGGGGCGGCGCCACGGAGGCACAATGAGCAATCCGCGTTTCTCCATAATCCCGGCGTGGATTGTCACGGACAGTCGTCTCAAGGGCAGTGACCTGCGGGTGCTTTGCCTCTTGGGAACTCACACCAACAAAGAGGGCTGGTGCCGTCGTAGCCAGGTGACAATGGCGAAGGAGCTCAATTGCGGGCGTTCAACGGTTCAGGACTCACTCAATCGTTTGGCAGAGATCGGCGCCGTGGAAAAGCGCAAGGTTGACAGCGCGAGCGGCCGCGACAGTGCCCACTACTATCGTGTCATCCTCGATCGCGTCATCGCGAGCAATGCGTTCGATGCATGGGAAGCCGAGGGTGGAGAGGAATTCGATCCTATCCCGAGCGACTTCGACGAGGCACCCCCTGCCGGTATACCGGCACCCCCTGCCGGTCCTAGGGCGGCACCCCCTGCCGGTTCTGGACCGGCACCTATTAACGACAGTTCTCTAACTTCCAATCTTAACGAAGAAGAGAGAGAGCGCGATCGCGATGATGAAGGGGAGGAAAATCCCAAGGCGCTGGAAAAGCGATTCCGCAAATGGTGGTCGACATGGCCAACCTATGCGACCGATACGGAGGCCACGACGCGGCGCGCCTGGCTGGACCTGACGGACGAGCAGCGAAAGGCTTGTGAAGACCGCACCGCCGACTACCTTGCTGCGGCGAAGGCGTCTGGACGCAAGTTCTCGAAGGCGGCTGCGACTTACCTCTCGGAACGCGCTTGGGAGCGGCTGGGCGAAAAGGCCGGCTTTGCAGCTCACGCGGCGCCGGAGGCCTATACGGCCTATTCGCGGGCCGGCCGTGCCTTGTTGCTGGCGGAGCTGCTGAGGCCAGAGCGCAGCCTTACTCTCAACCCGATCGAGCAGAAGATCATCGATGACAAGCCTGAAAAGCGGGATCTGATCTGGCGCGACAAGCGCGAAAAGCAGGGATGGCCGGAGGCTTCGAGGCTCATTGACACGACAACGCAAAGGAAGCGTTTCAACGTCCCATCTCGCATTGTGGCGATGGCCCAGACCTTCGACAAGGTGAAGGTAGGCGGCGACGTCTGGAAGGCGTGGCAGCGCCTGCACCATCGTCGTTGCTGGCCATGGCTGATGGCTCCTGAGGGTCTGGAATGGATGCAGTTCCCGCGCCTGCCTGATGCGATCGAGGATCTCGATGAGGCTTGTGAACTGGCACTGAGCGAATTTGAGGCGGCACTGAGAGAGGTCAGGGGCAATGACAATGCAGCGTAAGATCACCGGAAGGAAGATCAACTATCGGCCGATGATCGAGGCCGAGCTGTCGCACCTCGAGAAGTTGCGAGCCTATCAGCGTTCGACGAGAGCAGACCGGATCGCAAGAATCGCAGCGGACAGGTTGCGGTCGGCATCCAAGGAAATGTGTGAAAGGAAGCCGAAAATGGCGAATTGGTACTGCCTACGGGTGGAGAGCGGCAAAGAGTTCATTGTGGAAAAGTATCTTGAGGCCGCGAATGTCGAGGCTTTCATGCCGTCGGAAAAGATCTTTCGCGTTCACAAGGGAACGAGAATCGAGGGATCGAGACCGTTCTTCCCGTCATATATGCTCGTCCGTTTCGTGCCATCAGGCGATGCATTTCAGGGGCTAAAAAACGTCAAGCACGTGATCGATATCGTCGGCGGGCCGAACGGCTATCATGTCGTCAGAAACGAAGATATTGAGCGTTTCAAAGCGCTTACCAGCAGCGGAGATATACCTTACGTGAAGACGGACAAATCGATGAAGGAGGGTGACATTGCCGAGATTACCTTTGGTCCCTTCTCCGGACTCTCGTGCCTAATCGTGGCTGTGAAGTGGTGCCGACAGGCACAGGCCAGGGTGAAGATCGACGTTTTTGGAAAGCGCTTCGATGTCGAGAGTATGCCTCTTGCTTTCCTGAAAAAGTCATGACAGCAATTATGTCACTGGACGAGCCGGACAAGCGAACCCTCTGATCTCATCGCTGGACGATGTGGAGAGTAGGCGAAAGCCGCAGGGAACATCGCACCCGGCCCCAGCCTTGACCGCCTCAAATTCGAGGCACTGACTCAAGGCCAGTGCTACTGCTATGACTTCTCTGTTGCATCCAACTAGGCGGCCTGATGGTCGCCTTTTCTGTTTCTAGGTTATGGGCTGTCGTGCTGGGCTCATGAAATCCTAGATCAGGAGATCGCAATGGGTATCCGTTGCAAGATGACGCTGGAGAACGTTTACGCGAATGCATGGGGCGGCTCGAAGGCAATCTTCCGCTGCACCTATGACAAGGCGATAGCTGAGGACCTGTCGTTCTCGAAAGCGACGCCGAGCGGGTTTGCCGAGTACAACATCGACAATCCCGCGGCTGCTGAGCAGCTCGTCATCGGAAAGCAATACTATGTCGACTTCTCTCCAGTGGAGTAGCATCACGGACAGGGCGGCCTTCGGGTCGCCTTTTCTGTCTAAGGGTATGGGCAAGCTCACATCTCTGAAGCCAAGGCTCAAGACGCTTGGCTCTCGCCTCTCTCCAATATCGCCATCGACGCGACAGGAAGCGGAAGCTCAACGCAGTCGTGAGCGTGACCAGAGCCAGCCATGGCGGGCCTGGTACAAGAGCAACCGATGGCGGAAGCTGCGGGAGGAAGTGCTGAGGCGTGACCTCTACACCTGCAAGCAAACGGGTGTTCTCTGCAGCGGCAAGCATCCAGCCGATAACAGTCCGGTGGTTGACCACAAGATCCCGCATCGCGGTGACGAGCGGCTGTTCTGGGATGTGAACAACCTGCAGACCGTAAGCAAGGCTTACCACGACAGCGAGAAGCAGAAGCAGGAGCGGGCTCGGCCCGGTTGGTGATATGGCCAAGGATGCAGGCGAGATCATTGTCGACGGCAGCGAACTGCTACGAACCCTGAGGATCGGTGTTCGCCTGCCCAAGGGCTTCGCTCTCCGGATGTGGATGGCGACAAAGCTCTTCGAGTTAGCAGGCACCATAAGTGGCACGACCGTGGTCATCGAGGTCGATGACAGCAACACCGACGAGGCCGGAGCCTGAAGACATCGGAGGCCCAGACCGCTCAAGGGGGGTGGGTCAAAAGTCTGAAAGGCCGCCTCGGCCCGGACCCGCGCCCCTCTCACGCACACGATTTTTTTCCGATGACCCAAGATTTTGACCTCTTCGGCAACCCTCTGCTGACTGTCGACGCCAAGCGCGGCAGGCCGGAGCATGAGCCATCGGAAGAAAACATCATATTTGTCATGGTGTTACTGGCATCTGGCCAAACAAACCAAGAGGTTGCAAAGCGCCTCGGCCTTTCGGTCCCGACTTTTCGGAAACATTATTTGCATTTGATCAAGCATCGCGAGCTGATGCTTGATCGTTTGAAGACAAAGCTGCGGGTGACGCAGATCCAACAAGGCCTTTCCGGCAATGCCTCAGCTCTGAATGCTGCCTTGTCTATGCTTGATAAGGTCGGATCCGAAGGGGCTGAGGCCAAGTTCAAAGGCAGAGAGAAACCCAAACAGCAGGAGAAGACGAGGAAGCTCGGGAAGAAGGAGGAGCGACAGCTGGCGGCGCAAAAGGTCTCAGGGAAGTTCGCTCCACCATCAGCACCGAAGCTGATCGTCGATAACCGTTGATGAAGTGGTCCACTGCCTGTCTCGATTGGGAAGATCGGATTGTTAATCGTCGTTCGCTCATTGCGTTCGATCCGCTTTTCCCGGATGAGGCCGAGGCAGCGCTTGAAGTCTTCAAGTCGCTCCGCATCGTCGATGTTGCAGGGCAACCGACATTTGGCGAGGCCTGCGGCGAGTATGTTTTCGACTTCGTGCGGGCGATCTTCGGAGCCTACGATGCCGAGACAGGCCAGAGGTTGATTGAGGAGTTTTTTCTCCTTATCTCGAAGAAGAACATCAAGAGTACACTGGCCGCCGGGATCATGTTGACGGCACTGATACGCAACTGGCGACACTCCGCCGAGCTGCTCATCTTGGCTCCAACGCAGGAAATCGCGGGAAATTCCTTCAACCCAGCGGCCGACATGGTCGATGCTGATCCGGAGCTGAAGGAGTTCCTCGATGTAAATCGGAACCTGAAGAAGATCACTCACCTTCGGACGAAGGCGGTTCTCAAGGTAATCTCCGCCGATTCCAAAACATCATCCGGCAAGAAAGCAGCATTCGTACTCATTGAGGAGTTGTGGCTGTTCGGCAAACAGGCCGGGGCCGGCTCGATGCTTCAGGAAGCGACCGGGGGATTGATATCTAGGCCGGAGGGCTTCGTGATCTACATCACGACGCAAGCCGACGAGCCGCCAGCCGGAGTATTTCGGGAGAAGCTCGATTACTTCCGTAAAGTCCGAGATGGGAAGATCGATGATCCGCGCAGCTTGCCCGTGCTGTATGAGTTCCCAGATCAGTTGGTCGAGGACAGGGCTTACCTGGACCCGAAGAACTTTTACATCACCAACCCGAACATGGGGCGCTCCGTTCGCCAGGACTGGCTGGAGCGGAAGTTCGATAAGGTACAGGCTGGCGATGACGAGGAGGGCGATACGATCCAGTCCTTCCTGGCCAAGCATCTTAACGTCGAGATCGGCATGCGCCATCGCGCCAATCGGTGGGAAGGCGCGCCTCTCTGGATTGGTGGCGCTGATAATATTCTTTCGAAGCTTCCTCATATCGAGGCGTTTCATAAGATCTTGCGACGCTGCGAGTGTCTGACTGTCGGCATTGACGGCGGCGGCCTCGATGACCTCTTCGGCTTCTCGATCGTCGGGCGGGAGCCTGGTGAAATCGAGGTTGATATCGAGGTGGATGGTGTCAAGCGCAAGGCATTCATGAAGCGGTGGCTGGGGTGGTCCCATGCTTACTGCGACGAGGATGTCCTTCGCATAAGGAAGAAGATCGCTCCGAAGCTTCTCGACCTAAAGGGCTCAGGTCACCTCACCATCGTCAGCGATGGTTTGAGCGACATGGGTGAGATCGTCGAACGCATCAACCAGATCAAAATGGCCAACAAACTCGGCGGCGTCGCCGTCGACCCAGCGGGTATTGGTGACCTGATCGATGCCTTGGCAGAGATCGACGTCACGATCGACAACGGCCTCCTGATCGGGGCACCTCAGGGGATCGGTATGATGAACGCCCTGAAGACGACGGGGCGGCGCTTGAAAAGTGGGCTGTTTAGACACGCTGGCGGCCCGCTCATGGAGTGGTGCATCTCGAACCTGAAGATCGAGCCTACCGCCACGGCGATCCGGGCAACAAAGCAGACGGCCGGTGACGCAAAGATTGATCCGGCGATGGCGATGTTCAACGCCGTCACGCTGATGAGCAGAAATCCGGAACCATTCAGGCTCGAAAGCCTGAATGACTTCCTTTCCAACCCTGTCATGGTCGGTGCTTGATGGCCTCACGTACGAAGAAACGTTCTCGCCAGGAGGTCGCCCCGGCGAACATGACGAATGACCAGCTGGCCGCGAAAGAGCGTCGGCTGACGCTTAAGAATGGCGCTGGATGGGCGGCGGCGTTCGGAACGGGAAACCACGCAGGAAAGAGCGTCAATCTTCATTCCGTTCTCCAGCTCGCCACCGCCTGGGCATGCATCCGGCTGACCGCGCAGGCTGTGTCGTGCCTTCCTCTGGCGATGTATGAACGTCGCGGCGATAATGACCGGGTCCGCATCGACGATGACGATGTTGCAGAAGTCATCTGCGACAGCCCGAACGAAGACCAGACGCCGCTCGAGTACTGGGAATCGCAGGTTGCTTGGATGGCGGCGACCGGAAATGCGTATTCTGAGAAGGTCGAGACTGGTCGACGCCTCAGTGCGCTACAGCCGATGGCGAGCACGCATTGTTGGCCGTTTCGGGATGCCGAAGGCGTCTTGAAGTACAACTACTCGGATCGAGGCAAGAACGAGGTTCTCCCCCGCGAAAAGGTATTCCATCTTCGTGGCTTTGGGTTTGGCGGTGATGTTGGTCTCTCGCCAATTCAGTTCGGCGCGCAGGCCTTTGGATCTGCGATTGCCATCGACGAGGCGGCAGGGAAACTTTACGGGAATGGGCTGCAGGCCAGCGGCGTCCTGTCCTCGGACAAGACGCTGGAGAAGGATCAGCGCGAGGCTCTTCAGAAGATCATGGAGAGGTTTGTCGGGTCGACGAACGCCGGCAAGCTGATGGTTCTTGAGGCAGGCCTGAAGTACGATCGACTAGCTCTCTCTCCAGTTGATGCCCAGATGCTGGAGAACAAACGGTTCAGCGTCGAGGAGATATGCCGCTGGTGGGGCGTGCCGCCAATTATCATCGGCCACGCTGCGCAAGGGCAGACGATGTGGGGCTCCGGGGTAGAGCAGATCCTGCTGGCTTGGCTGACCCTCGGGATTGATCCTCTTTGCGACCGGATCGAGGCGCGGATCAAGAAGCAGCTTATCCGGCCGACAGGCAATCGCAGACGTTATGCCGAGTTCAATCGCGAAGCGCTGCTGCAAATGGACAGCAAGTCCAAGGCAGCGTTCCTGTCGACGATGACGCAGAACGGCCTGATGACCCGTAACGAGGGTCGCGCCAAACTTAACCTTCCCCGTGTCGCCGGGGGCGATGCGCTGACAGCTCAGACGAACCTCGCACCACTTCATCTGCTTGGAAACGCAACCGACAACAATACCGCACGCGCCGCAATGCGCGCCTGGCTAGGTATCGAACAGAGCGAAAGGCTTCCTGATGACCATACGTAGTCTCCCCGCCGCGAACATAGCGGTTCGCCCTGGTCTGCGTTCGGAAGTTTCTCCGCATGTGCTCGATCGTTGGAACTCCAGCATTCGGGCTGCTGCCAAGGAAGATGAGGAAAACACGATCTCCATCATGGAGCCGATCGGAGCAGACTGGATGGGAGATGGGGTAACAGCCAAGCGGATCTCCGGGGCGCTCCGTGCCATCGGCAAGAAAGATGTCACTGTCTCGATCAACTCCCCTGGCGGCGACTACTTCGAAGGGCTGGCGATCTACAATCTCCTTCGCGAGCACCCGGCGAACGTCACCGTAAAGATCGTCGGCATTGCCGCCTCGGCTGCCTCTGTCATCGCAATGGCCGCCGACGAGGTGCAAATTGCTCGCGCCGGCTTCCTAATGATCCACAATACGTGGGTCTTTGCGATGGGCGACAGAAACGAACTTCGAAATGTCGCCGACTGGCTTGAGCCATTCGATCTCGCCGCGGTCGATATCTACGCTGCCCGCACCGGCATTGATCCGAAGGAGCTTGGAAAGATGCTCGATCGTGAGACTTGGATCGGTGGCGCGGACGCCGTCGCTAAGGGCTTCGCTGATACGCTATTGTCAGCCGACGAGATCGACAGCAAGGCCAAGAACTCGATTGAGGGCAAGGTCGTGGTTGCGTCTCACAAAATCGAGACTTTTCTCGCCCGTGCGGGCGTATCGAAATCTGAGCGGCGGGAACTACTTGCCGCGATGAAAGGAGGCATGTCTAGCGCTGCCTCAACCGGCATGTCTGGCGCTGCCGTTTTGTCGGGGGTCGAAGACCTCCTCTCATCCATCAAAGCGATCTCATCGAACGCCTGAGCGCGTTCCTCTCAAAAGGTAGATGTCATGATCAAGAAACTCGCATTTTGCGGGGCTCTCGCCGTATTGGCTATTGCAGCCGTTATGCTCAGCGCCCCAATTGCCGATGTCCTTCACCCGATGGTCGCCGTTGCGACTCATCACCTTCCCACGCCGGCAATGGCTATGGTCGCTGTTCTCGGCGCTCAGCGTCCTGCGCTGATGTCCCGCAAGGCATTGATGCCTGGCGTGTCGCTGGCGTCTCTTACGGCCAACCAGCCTCTCGGTGTTTGCGGTTCTGTCCGCAACGATATCGATGCAGGAAAGATCGAAGCTCTTCTAAAGGATGTGAAGAGCGAACTTTCCAAGGTTGGCGACGACGTAAAGCGCACGGCGGAAGATGCTCTGAAGCAGTCCAAGGATGCGGGCTCTCTCTCTCAGGAGACCAAGCAAAAGGCTGATGAGCTTCTCATGGCGCAGGGCAAGCTCTCTGCGGCCCACGACAAGCTGAGCGAAAAGCTGGAGCAACTGTCGACGCGCAGCACTGATCTTGAGCAGAAGATCGCCAACCGCCGCCAGGGTGGCGATGCAGCGCCGAAGTCCCTCGGCCAACTGGTTGGCGAGAACGAGAAGATCAAGGCTTTCGCAGCAGCTGGTGGCGCTGGCACAGTCAAGGTCAGCGTACAGAACGCCATCACCAGCGCGGGCAATTCTGGTGGTGCGTTGATAGTGCCCCAGCGTGATACCGAAATCGTTGGTCTGCCGCGTCGCCGCATGACGATCCGTCAGCTCCTGCAGGTCGGTTCAACGAACTCGAATTCAATCGAGTATGCTCGCATGATCACCCGCACCAACGCCGCGGCGGCGGTTGCGGAGGGGGCGCAAAAGCCGGAATCCAACTATGTATGGGAGCCGCGCGACGCGCCAGTTCGCACCATCGCTCACTGGGTCGCGGTTTCTCGTCAGGCAATGGACGATATCCCGCAGCTGCAGAGCGAAATCGACGGCGAACTGACCTACGGCCTGGACTTTGTCGAAGAGGCGGAAATCCTCAAGGGCGACGGTACCGGTCAGCACCTTCTCGGCCTCGTGCCACAGGCCACGGACTACGTTGCACCCGCTATCACGGTGCCGAACATGACGAAGATTGATGTTCTGCGTCTCGCTCTGCTGCAGGCCTCGCTCGCCGAGTACCCCGCTGACGGTATCGTTCTGCATCCTACCGATTGGGCAGACATCGAACTGACGAAGGATGGCGAGAACCGCTACATCTTCGCCAACGTCATTCAGCTCGCTGGTCCCCAGCTCTGGGGCCGCCCGGTCATCGATACGCAGGCGATGTCGCTCGACGAGTTCCTTGTCGGCGCCTTCAAGATGGCGGCAAAGGTCTGGGACCGCATGGATACTGAAGTTTTGATCTCTTCGGAAGATCGCGACAACTTCATCAAGAACATGCTGACGGTCCGCGCAGAGAAGCGCTTGGCACTCGCTGTGAAGCGCCCTGCTGCCATGGTGACGGGAGACTTCAGCGACATCCTCACCGCAGCTGGCGGCTGAGGCTTCGGCTCATCAAGGCGGGCGGCTTCGTTGCCGCCCGCTCTATGAACCGAAGGAGAAAGACCATGAAAATTCAGGCATTGCGTGGGACCTACGGCGACAAGGGTTTTGTCCATCGTGGGCAAGTCATTGACGTACGCGAGGACAAGGCGCGCGAACTTATCGAGCGCGGGCTCTTCGTATCCGCCGCTGAGGCAGCAGACGCCCGCGCCAAAAAGGCAAAGGAAGAGGCTGACGCCAAGGCAAAGAAAAAGGCCGACGCGAAAGCCGCTAAACAGACCGAGGCCGATGCGGGAAAATCTGCTGCTGATGCGAAGGCAAAGGCAGACGAAACGGCGAAAGCTGACGCAGACGCAAAGGCAAAGGCGGATGCGGAGGCGGCTGAAAAAGCCAAGGCTGAAGCTGACGCCAAGGCAAAGGCGGACGCCGACGCTGCTGGCGGCAAGAAAGAGTAATCCATGGATCGGCAGGTCAAGGTCATCGAGGCGCCCAAGCCGTTCGTGTCGTGGGAAGATATGAAGACCCATGGCAAGATCGAGGAGGAGTCGGAGAAGTCGTATGTCGAAACGCTGGTGAACGGCGCGACGACTTGGCTCGACGGGCCAACGGGCTGGTTGGGTCGATCTCTGGGCGTACAAATCCTCGAGTTCTCGTCGTCGAACTGGCCTTGTCATGTTGATGACTTGCCATACGGGCCCGTGATCGAAGTTATCTCTGCCGAATACGTAGACCCAAATGGCGACAGCCATAGCATAGTCACTGAAGATCTGACGGATTTCAGCGACATGCCTGATGTTCGAGGCGATGAGGGCGACGTCAAAATCCGCTACCGTGCTGGTTACGGGGTGCAGGACAGTGACGACCAAACGAAGTGGAACAACGTCGTTCCATCGCCAATCCAAGTCGCGGTCATGATGCTCGCCACGCAGTGGTATCAAAACCGAGAAGGTGTCTCGGTTGGCTCCTCGGTGGACGAGCTTCCGTTCGCGGTGAAGGCATTAATTCAGCCGTTCAGAATATATCGGTGAAACATCATGGCGAAGCCTGCGACTGGCGATCTTGACCGGCGCATTACCTTTCAACGCGCCACCAAGACGAACAACGAGTTCAACGAACCTGTCGAGGTGTGGGGCGACATCGGGTCCGTATGGACTAAGCGCCATGACTTTTCTGACAGTCAGCGGATCGAGTTCCTGGCGGCGGGAAAGGTCAGTGCGTTTGCGGTCTCCCGCTTTACCGTACGTTCCACGTCATTGACGCGATCGATCACACCCATCGACCGCCTCACTCATGAGGGTGCCGTTTGGCAAATCAATTCGGTCAAAGAAGTGGCTGAGGGCGGGCGCCGAGGCTACCTTGAAATCACCGCGTCGCGGAGCGCCGACTGATGGCAAAGGTGACGGTCAAGATCGAAGGTCTGAAAGAACTAGACCGAGCACTCGGGCAGCTCCCGAAGTCGACCGCTAAGGCAACCTTACGCCGGGTTCTCAAGGAGGCTGGTGAGCCGATGGCGCGAGCAGCTCGCGCAGGGGCGCCGGTCGACGAGCATTATTTGTATGAAAGCATCGACGTGTCGACGAGGCTCAACCCTCGGCAGCGCAGCCTCCACAAGGAGGAAGGCGGCAGGGCATTTCAGGAAATGTTCGTTGGCACCAACAACCCCGCAGGCATCCAACAGGAATTCGGCAACGAGCATAATGCGGCGCAGCCCTTCATGCGGCCCGCCTGGGACGCGACCAAGCAACAAACCCTCGATCTGATCGCCAACTCCCTTTGGGGTGAAATCGAGAAGTCGGCGCAGCGCCTCGCCCGAAAGGCAGCAAAGGGCAAATAGATGGAAGAGACGCTTATGGCGTTGCTGCTGGGAGCGACTGCGGTCACTGCCCTGGCCGGCCAGCGCATTCGCTTAGGACGCGCCGATCAGGCTGACGCTCGGCCCTACGTCGTCCTGCAGAAGGCGAGCAGCCAGCCGAACTATCACATGCAAGGGGCATCCGGTTACGTCGCCACTCGCGTCCAGATCGACTGCTATTCAGACACCTTCACCCAGACCACCAAACTTGCTCGCGCCATCAAGGCGGCTCTGTCAGGCCATAGTGGCGGGAGCATTCAGGGCATTTTCATCGAGAGCGAACGGGATCTGCCTGCCGCGGATGCGGGCAGCGTCTCCAATCTGTTCCGCACATCCATCGACATCACGGTCCACTATGGAGAACCATCATGACTGACGCCCGCATCGGCTACGGCACCAAATACAGCATCTGGGACGCTACTCTGACGACCCCGGCCTTTGTGCCGATCGCGGAGGTCACCAGCGTCACACCAGGCGCAGCGCAGGCAGACCGCATCGACGCAACCCACATGCAGAGTCCCGGCCGTCGCCGCGAATATATCGCCGGCCTGATCGACAGCGGTGAGGCCTCGTTCGAGATCAACTGGGTTCCGGGCAACGCTACTGACGAGCTGCTGCGCGATCTCATGAACTCGGGCGCCACGGTCGAGCACAAGATCGAATTCCCGAACGGTGTGACGGTCACCTATGATGCCGTCATCACCGGTTACGAGAAGGCCATCCCGGTTGACGACCGCATGACGGCGACGATCACCGTTGCCGTATCCGGCGATGAAACCTGGGGCGAGGCAACTCCGTAATGGCAAACAAGAACCGTGGGGAGGTCTCATTCGAGGCCTCCGGCAAGATGTGGACGATGAAAGTCGGCACGAGTGCCATGTGCGAGATCGAAGCAGCGACCGGCAAGAGCATTGCCGAAGTCGGGCAAGCTCTCGGCGATCAGAAGACGGCCACCATCACGCTGCTTCGAGCCGTTTTCTGGGGCGCGCTGCAGGATCAACATGAAGGCACTACGCTCAAGGAAGCCGGAAGCCTCATGGACGAGGTCGGAGTTCAGCGCGTCGGCGAGTTGATCGGCGAAGCGTTCCAACTTGCCTTCCCGCAGAAGACGGCAGGTGCTTCGGACCCTCGGAAGGCGACGGCGGCATAGACTGGCCGTCGCTTATTTCCTTATGGGTCGAAGCAGGTCAGCCGTACGAATTGTTCTGGCGGCTCACGCTTCGCGAAATCAGCGTCATCATCGCTGGCGTGACGAACCGGAAAAACAGGGAAAGGGACGAGCGAATGTCCCTTGCCTGGCACATCGAGGCATTGGCGCGGCAGAAGAAGCTGCCGAAGCTAGAAACCATGATGACCGGTGCGAATAAGTCGACCGGCAAGCAAATGTCGGCCGAACAGATGGAGGCCGTCACCCGTAGCTGGATGGCCTCCCGTCATAGGAAGAAGTAGATGGCATCAGCAGTGATCGGCGCTCTTCGCGTCAACCTCGGCATCGATAGTGCCGAGTTTCAGGACGGATTGAAGAAGGCACAAGCCAGCTTGGCGGGCGCTGGCAAGTCGATGCAGTCGGTAGGCAAGAACATGTCCACCTATCTGACGGCGCCGATTGCGGCTCTGGGCGCGCTGACGATCAAATCGGCCGGCGACTTCGAGGCGGCCATGAACCGCGTCGGCGCTGCGTCTGGGGCAACCTCCGAGCAGCTCTCTACCTTACAGAAGATGGCGCTCGACCTCGGCGCGAACACCTCAAAGTCGGCTTCTGAAGCTGCCGATGCGATGGAGATGCTGGCGAAGAACGGCGTTTCTGTCGAAGATATCATCGGCGGCGCTGCTGCTGCATCGATCAAGTTGTCGGAAGCGACGGGCGGCGATCTGTCCAGCGCGGCGGACGTCGCGACCAACGTCATGGCGCAGTTTAAGCTGGAGGTCACGGATCTCGGCAAGGTCGTCGACGGCATCACCGGCGTGACGCTGCAGTCGCAGTTCGGGTTTGAGGATTACAAGAATGCGCTGGCGCAGGCAGGCGGCGTGGCTGGGTCACTCGGTGTCAGCATTGAGGAGTTCAATGCGGCCATCGCTGCTACATCCTCCGTCTTCAACAGCGGCTCGGATGCTGGCACCTCATTCAAATCTTTCCTGACGACACTAACTCCAAAGAGCAAGGAAGCCGCGGCGGCGATGCAGGAGCTCGGTCTCGAGTTCTTCAATGCCGATGGCTCTATGAAGTCGATGTCCGCAATCGCTGAAGAGCTGAAGGGAAGCCTGTCTGGCCTCAGCGACGAGGCGAAGATAAATGCTCTAAAGGACATCTTCGGCGTAGATGCGATGCGAACAGCTATAGCCCTAGCCGACCAGGGCGCCGCAGGCATCGATAAGATGTCGGAAGCGGTATCCAAGCAGGGAAGCGCAAACGAACAGTCTGCCGCCCGCATGAAGGGCTTCAACGGCGAGATGGAGAAGCTTTCCGGCGCGCTGGAGACGCTCGCAATCAACATTGCCAACAGCGGTCTCCTGAAGTTCGCAACGGATCTTGTTAGCGGACTGGCGGGTATCGTCGACAGCCTTTCAAAGGCAAACCCCGAACTCCTGAAATGGGGAGCGGTCATAGCCGGCCTGACTGCCGTGCTTGGTCCGATCGTTCTCACTGTCGGTCTGTTCGTGACCGGCATCGCGGCAATCAGCTCGCCCGTTCTCGCGGCTGTAGCAGCTATCACCGCCATCGGCGTGGCGCTTGTTGCTCTCTATCAGGGACTCCAGATCGCGTGGCCCTATATCCAGCAGTTCGCGGGCGACGTTTGGGCCAAAATCACTACAGGAGTCGAGAGCGCCAAAGAGGCATTCATTGGCTTCAAGGATCGCGTAGTGCAGATTGGGGCCGATATCATAGCCGCCTTCGTCGCGCTTCCCGGAAAAATGATCGAGATTGGCGGTCAGATCATCGACGGGCTCTGGCAAGGAATTCAAGCCAGGTGGGAGGGCGTGAAGGCCAATATCGCCGGCATCGGCGATAGCATCGCGACCAGCATCAAAGAGACACTCGGCATTCATTCGCCGTCCCGTGTCATGCACGAGGTCGGTACCAATGTAATGGAAGGCCTGAACAACGGGATAACCAACTTCTCGGGCACCGTTGTGAACACAGCGACGGGGGTTGCCTCATCGGTTACCGGCGCTTTTTCCAAAATGGAAAGCATCGGCCAGACGCTTTCGAGCAGCCTTTCTAGCGCATTCAAGGGCGTTATTGACGGTTCGAAGACGGTCAAAGAAGCGCTCTCGGATGTGCTCGGCAGTCTCGCCGATATGGCTTTGAACTCGGCATTTCAGGCAATCTTTGGTGGCGGCGGCATTGCCGGCTCGTCTGGCGGCATCTTCGGTTCGCTCTTCGGAGGGATTGGAAAGCTGTTTGGCTTTGCCAGCGGCGGTTCGTTCCAGGTGGGTGGCGCAGGAGGTATTGACAGCCAGCTTGTCGCCTTCAAGGCGTCGCCGAACGAGACGGTGTCTGTCACCAAGCCGGGGCAGGAGCGTGCAGGTGGCGAGCTACATGTCACGGTTGGCGTATCTGCTGACAATAACGGCAACTTGCTCCCGTTCGTGCAAAGCGTTTCGCGCGATACGGTGGCGAAGGCGGCTCCGAATATCGTCAGCCAGGCCAATCAAAGGGTTGTTCCTACGATGGCGCAATATCAGACCCAAAAAGCCGGCGGCGATTATAGGACATCGTAATGACAGACATGATTGTGTGGCCTCGTGATCTGCTAATCCCGAAGGAGTGCCGCCCGAATATCGTGCCCTTTACCCGTACGGGCGGCCGGTCACTCGGGGGTGTGCAACCATCGATCCGCACTGATCTGGGATTCTGGACTGTCGAGTTGAACAGTGTGCTGCTCGATACCCCCGCGCGGCTGAAAACCTTTGAGGCAATCAAGGATTTCCTTTCCGGATCTGCTGGTCGCGTCGCCGTGCCTGTCTATGCGTTCAAGCGGGCGCCATATGAAACTGGGGCCTACGAGCCTCCAGTGGAGGTGCCGCATGACGACAATGCCACGTTGGAGGACGGGACCGAGTACCTTCAGGGGGCTATCTCCGCGATCAGTGTTGGCACAACCGCCATCGGATCGACGACCATAAAAATCAGGGTCATCAAGGGCGGGGACGATATCACGGGCGCGCTGTTCTCCGTTAATCACGCGCTCTATCGGATCGGGCAGACGCTCGATCGAACCGGCGATGTCTTCACTGTGAAGATCAGCCCCACCATCCGCGAGCTCATTCCCGATGGGGCGGATCTGGATTTCGATCAGCCTACCTGCCTCTGCAATCTTTCGGAAGACACCGGCATGAACAGCGGCGAAAACATCGAGGGTTATGAGTTCGTGAGCCTCTCCTTCACCGAGGATACGAACTACTGGAGCCTGCTGGCGTTGGGGCTGATCTGATGGTTTCAAAATCAATCCGCGTCCTGGTCTCTGTCGACCTACCTTCGGGAACGATCCGCATGTGGGACGGGTCGGGCGGGCCGTTCATGGATGCCGATGGCGAGATTTGGAGGTCGTGTACCCTTACGGATGACGCCATTGATCAGATCGAGATGGCCATCAATGCGCAGGCGTTTACGCTCTCGCTCGCAATTTCGGGAATCGATACTGACACCTCGAACAAAATCTGGGCGGACTACGAGTCGGGCCAGATAATTGGTTCCCGCGTGCGCGTCATGCTCCAGGAGCTGGATGACTTCGAGCAGCCGGTAGGCGCAGCCGACGTCAAGTTTACTGGCTCAATCGACAATCTTGTTTTCGGGGATGATGTCTCTGGAGGGCAGATCAAGTCGGTCATTGCGGTAGAGATCACCAATCGCTTCACGCTTCGCAAGCTCACAAACGGTTCAGTTCTTTCGGATGTAGACCAAAGGGCAAGATCAAAGATCCTCAACCCAACTGGCAATCCGGACCGCTTCTGTGAGCGAATTCCCCTCCTGGTGGACAAGACAATCGCATGGCCGAACTTCGGATGACTGAGCTCCTTTCGGCCTTCCTCGATGAGTACCGTATCAGGCCGTGGAATCCTGGCGTTGATGTGGATTGCTGTCTGTTCCTGGCAGAATGGGCGATGGTGATCGGCCATCCTGACCCGGCTGCGCACTTGCGCGGCACCTACAGTGACGAGGCTGGCTTTCGCGAGATCATAATTCAGGCCGGCGGGGCCGTCGCAATAGTCGAGGGCTGCACCGCCACAATCAATGCGAAGCGCGTGCAGCAACCGGCGCCCGGCGATATCGGCGTCATAGGCAGCCCGACGAACATTTTTCGTCAGTTCGGCGCGATCTTCGACGGCGAACGTTGGCTCGTTCGCTACGAAAACAGCATTGGCCCCTTGGCAGCCACATCGTTGGCGATCTGGAGATTATAACCAGCATGCCCGGATTGATCGAAATTCCAGCGTTGATCATTTCCTCGCTGGCGACAACGACGCTTGCCGCAAACGCTCTATACCTCGGCACCTATGCCTTGGCGTACGCTGGGCTTGCTTTCGGCGCGACCGCCTTGCAGGGGCTGTTTGTAAAGAAGCCCGACGTGCCCACGCCTGAGGATGGCAATTATAACCTCAAACAGGCTGTGCCATCACTGGCCTATGTTCTCGGGCGAGCCAAGAAAGGAAGCGATTACGTTTTCCTTGAGGAGGCAGACGGTACGGCCTATCACATTCTTGTTTGGGCGGGGCACCAGATCAACGGCTTCGTCCAGCACTACCTTCACGATGAGGCTGTTACACTCGATGTGAATGGGCTCGTCGTGACGCCGTCGCACTTCGTGGTTCGCGGATCCTCGCGGGTGTCGATCCACACGCGTGTCGGTTTTCCCGTTAGCACCGTCTACTCCGATATCGCCATTGCCTTCGCATCCATCTGGAACAGCGACTTCCGCGGCGACGGCCTGGCTACCGTCCGCATGGCTTGCGAAACCGTTTCTTCTGAAGACTACATGGGATCTTTCCCAAATCAGATGCCGCAGCACTCCGCGATCGGCGAGGGTGCGCTCCTGTATGATCCTCGAAGCGGCATAACTGCTTTCTCGACGAACCTTGCCCTCATGCGGTTATGGCATCTCACCAATCCCGTTGGAGGCAAGATGGCACTTGCTGACATGTATCTTCCGGACTGGGTCAACGCTGCGAATGTTTGCGACGAGTTCGTGACGAACCGCTTAGGCGAAACCGAGCGCCGCTATCATGGTGGTTTCTGGTTCCGAGCTGAGAACGATCCCGTCGAGGTCGGGCGAATAATGGACCAGGCAGGGGAGCTCGTGGTCTACGAGCGGCCTGATGGGTTAATTGGCGTCCATGCCGGTAAGTATGTCGACCCGGACATCAGGCTGACGGCATCGGCGATCATCAGTTGCGCTCATGATGTCAATCAAAGGCGAAGCTCAACCGTCCTTGCGGTGCGCGGTCAATGGACCGATCCGGCGAACCGGTACAACACCGTCGATGCGGCGATTTATGGAGACCCGTATATCGGCGAGGATACCGAGCGTTCAGCCACTATCGAAAATCAGGCTGTCCAGTCTCACAACCATATGCAGCGACTGCAAAAGATCACCTACACAAGGAAGAACGCGGCTCGCCTGACGATCAAGGCGCACTATTCCGATGCCAAGAATGTTCCCTACCGGCGTTTCGTACGAATTCACTACCCGCCGCGGCTCAATGAGGTCGTCGTCGAAATCACCGAGGCCCCGAAGATCTCGCTCAGAAACATGACTGTCGAGTTCTCGGGAATCATCGTGCCGTCGACGCTGTACAATTTTAACGCGGCGATCGAGGAGGGAGCTCCCGGTGCGAATGCGATCATCCTTCCGCCTGGCAGTGTTCCAAGCCCTGTCAACTTCAATGTTGTCATACAAAATGAAGTCATAGCCGGAGGATCTACCGCAGCCTATGCACTGGCGACCTGGAATTACATTTCGGATTCGCTGATCTATGAGCTGGAATGGGAGCCAACTTCTGGCTCGGAGCCAGCTCGATCGGTGAACTCAAAGACTGGGGAACTCTCCGTCCGCTCGAACTACCTATCTGATGGCGTCCAATATCGGTTCCGCTTGAGGTCTTGGTCGAACGGCAAGAGCTCTGCTTGGACGAGCTATGAAATCAGGACCGCGACAGCAGATCCAACGGCGCCAGGAGTTGTGTCCAGCGTCGCAGCTACAGGCGGAGCTGGCCAGATAGCATTCAGCTGGGTTGCTCCAAACAGCGCGAACTATGCTGCCGCCCGGATTTACACCAACACTACTAACTCGATGACCGGGGCGACGCTCAGGAGAACCGAGTACGGCCCGCCGGCAACCGCGGACAGCTTCACGGTGACGGGCCTCAGCGCCGGGACCTACTACGGATTTGTCGAGGCCATCAATGCATCCGGCGTCGCCGCGACCGCTGTCGCGACGGGTGCCAAGACCGTTACCTAAGCATCCAGAGGAAGCCCCATGCCTTTACCTTTCGCACAGATCATGCGCGATTTCGTCACCGATGGCGTTCCCTCGTCGGGTAATAACAAGCCGAAGAAGAGTGAACTTCGGTCCTGGGGGCAGTGGGTCGAGTCCCTGATTTCCGCGTTTACGTCAGGTAGCGACGGGAACGTTTTCCTCACTCGCGCTTCCCTGTTCGGTACGCTGACGGGTTTCGTCGACTTCGACATGGCTTGGGTCGTTCAGGATCCAACCGCCGCCTACAACGGCATTTACCAAAAGAATGGTGGCTCCGGGACTGGCTTCTGGGTTCGGGTTGCTGATCTCCCGTATAGCTTTATCGCGGCTTCTGACGTTGGGGCGGGCACGGCGAACGCTATTCAAGCGTCTTCAACAATTCCGATCAGTTCATCTGCACTGGTGATCATGAACGTGTTTAGGGCGAACACCGGGCCGGTCACCGTATCGTTCAACGGGGGCGCCCCGCTGACCATAAAGAGCAATGCCGGCAACGATATACCCTCGGGTGGGTTGGTCCCAGGTCTGTTGCTTTTGGGCACGGTTTCGGGATCTGCGTTTCGCCTTGCGAGCGATATCAACTCTGCTGCCAGCCAAGCCGCGGCTGAGGCGGCTGCTGCGGCTGCATCAGCGTCTGCAAGCCTTGCTCAGCAACGGTTTGTCAGAACAAGGGTCGTTGCCACGTCCAACGTCAACATCGCAAATGGTCTGGAGGCGGGTGATGCCATTGACGGAGTGACGCTTGCTGCCGGCGATTTAGTTCTGCTTACGGGCCAGACGGCGCCATCGCAGAACGGAATCTACGTCGCGGTAGTATCTGGCGCTGCATCGCGATCGCCTCAGTTCTCGGCGTTCAATGACCATCCGGGAACTTATGTGACGGTCCTTGAGGGAGCGGTGAATTCCGGATCTCGGTGGCAGTCGTTCACGCCTATGGGCGGCACGCTGGGAGCAGCCGCGATAACATTCGCGCTTACGTCTCTAAGCGGTCAGGACGGGGAAGGATTTCTTCGTGGTGGCGGCTACGCCAACAACGCGACTGACGCGAACAACGATATCGACTTTGCGCCGCTCTACTGCCGCGACCGAGACAACACTATCACCTTCAGTCGCGCCACTTCACTCACAAAGCAATTGGATGCTCTTTGGGTCGCGGGAACGAATGCCGGTGGCCTCGACGCCGGCACGAAAGCAATCAACACATGGTATAATTTCCACGCGATCAAAAACCCGACGACGGGCGTCGAAGACGTGGTTTTCAGCACGTCGATGACCAACCCCGACATGACGCGACCGAACGCGGCGGGCTTCACTAAACGTCGTTGGCTAGGCGCTGCGTTGACGGACGGGAGCGGCAATTTCATTCCGTTTACAAACGATAACGAGTGGTTTCGTTTCAAGACCGACGTAGTGTCCGCATCGACTGTTGCAAACGGAAACGTCGCGACGCTTCGGCAGCTCGCTATTCCGTCTGGCGCGAAAGCGGAGGCGGAAGTCTACGTTCAGGCCTTCTCAAGTGGTGGGACAAATACCGGTTTCCTGTCCGTCCGAGACCCGGACAGAGGAGCATTTACGGCGTCAGCCACGACGGCCATCGGCTTCTACGGAACCGGTACTGCGCAATTCATACAGTCGATAAGGATATCCACCGATAACGTTGGGCGTGTCTACACCGGGGACTCCAACAATGTCGACGGTAGGCTCAACCTGCGCACGATCGGTTGGCGAATTGATAGGACACAAATGCGATGAGATGGGATGCCTTTGATGTTGCCTTCATGGGCACCAGCCTCACTGCAAGGCTGACCGCGAAGAAGTGGATCGACGCGTTTCAATCTCGAACGCAACTACAAACGCAACGACCGTTTAGAACCTACGATTTCGGCTCTCCTGGGAAGGCCTCTGACTATGGCGTCACTATAGTTAGTCAGGTGGTTGCTATGAAGCCCAAGGTGGCCGTCATCGAATATGCGATGAACGATGCTGTTACCACCTCGGGCATCTCGGTCGCTGCGTTCCAGAGTAATCTGGTCCTGATGTTGCAGGCCTTCTGGGCAGGATCGCCCGCAACCAAGCTGTTTCTAATGACAATGAACCCGGCAATCTCTCCGGGGACAGCCCTCGTGCCCAGTCTAGCGAGCTATTATCAGGGAATGCGGGCTGTTGCTGCTGCGCAGGGAGTGAGTCTTATCGACAACACGCCCTCGTGGGGAACTCCCGCGCCTGGAGATATGCTGCCGGATGGAATCCACCCTCTCGATGATCCCGCCGTGGCGGTGATTGTGCCTAACGTAACTGCCGCGATCGCGCCGCTGATCGTTTAGGTGCGAGCCGAGAGATGAGGCGATCAAAAATGGATGGCTGGACGGGAAGGCCGATGTATTGGCGTCCTTTGTTGGTAAGGCGGAAATAGCGATCCTCGCCCCATCCCATCACGACCTTGACCAATCCGTCCTGCTCGGCGCTCTCGGCTAGCTTTGAAAGCTCCTCATCGGGAACGCCTGCGCTGTCCCAATTGTTGAACCCGTCGTTCTCGTGGATCGCGCTCAACAGCTGCCGATAGGTTGTGATCTTGCTCATGGATATCCAATAGCAAGAACATGCAGCGGCTGCAACGCAGTTGGCGGTGTCACTCTGCCGGAGCGAGTTGGCCGGCGACGGCTGGTCGTGATTTCAGCCGCTTTGCGAGTTTCTGGGTGGGCTTCTCTACGAAACGATGCAGCAGGTAGGCTGCGCCAATGGCGAATGACGTCGCGACGATCAAGGCCAGCGACGACCTCATGCCGATATTTTGCAGGACAAGGAGAAGGCTGTAGCCGGCGACGGCATGCACGACGTAGAGCGGATAGCTGATGCTCGCGAAGAATTTCGTGAAGGCATTGGAGGCGAAGTACCGCTGAAATGTGAATGCCGTCCAGAAAACAAGAAATGCTGCGGCGTAGTTCCACGCCTGCGCCAGCAGGACGCCAACTGGCCATACCGTCCAAAGCGAGAAGAAGCCGATCGCGATAGCGCTGGCGACCAGAAGGCCAGCCCTCTCGGTCAGGAGCCCGGCATGAATGTAGTAGAACGCCGTGCCAACGAACATAAAAGAGATGAACTCGGAGGCAAAGACCATCCGGCCGAGTAAGCCAATCATGCTTGGGGCTGTGAGGTAAGCGAGGATCTGGATGCCAAGCACGATAGCGGCCGGCACAAGGAAGACGGCGGCGGAGCCTTTCCGAAACAGTGGCGCGATCAGGGCGCAGACGAGATAGAACTTCATCTCGATTTCAAGCGTCCAGATGATGCCGTCGATGTTCGTGGTGCCTAGGATATCCCGAAGACCTGGGACCATGTGGATAAAGACGTGGGATAGTGGTGTTGGCCAAACTCCCCCTTGTCCAACGGTATTGAGATAAATGGCCGCGAGCGAGATGAGAAACCCAACGACATAGGTTGGCACGATCCGGAAGAGCCGAGCCACCAAGAATGCGGGACCAGTCGAGCGGCTCAGCGACATTGGTATGACGAACCCACTGATCAGGAAGAAGACGGCAACGCCGAACGCTCCAAAGTCGACCGGCGGGAGGTGAAGCCACTGGATGTAGATCGGCACGCTGATGTTTTCGGAAAGCCCTTGCGCCCGCGTCAGCCCCAGCACTGCGGCGCGCTGATACCAGTATACCCCGTAAAAATGCGAGATGACGACGCTAACCGCTGCCAGTCCCCGCAGAGTATCGGCGAATTGAACGTGCTCTCGTCGAGCGGGAGCAGATTGCATGCGTCTGCCTTTCAAACCTGTTGCTCGTGGCGGTTCTATTGGAAACGCCCAGCCATGAAAACAGTCCCATCTTCACCTAACAACAGTTTTTGACCCCTGCGCGCGCAGGCGGCCCTTTAAATCCCAACAATCTGGAGCGTCCTATGGACCGCAAGCATTTCTTCGATGCTGTGCGAGCGTCGATCTTTGCCTGCTCGCTCACTGTTCCTCAGGTAGAGGGCATGGAGGCGCTATTCGACGCCGCGGCAGCCTATCAGGTGGTTGATCAGCGTCACGTCGCCTACATCCTAGCCACGCCGATGATCGAGACGGGCGGGACGTTCGAGCCGATCGTCGAGAACCTGAACTATTCGGAGGCGGGTCTGCTTCGGACCTTTCCGAAATACTTCTCGGCAGCAGATGCGAGAGCCTATGCTCGTCAGCCCCAGCGAATTGCGAACCGCGCCTATGCGAGCCGCATGGGCAACGGCGACGAAGCCAGCGGCGACGGCTGGCGGTACCGAGGCAGGGGATATTGCCAGATCACCGGGAAGAACAACTACCGGCGATTCTCGGATCTGCTCGGTGTCGACCTCGTAACCAATCCGGATCTCGCGTGCCATGACGACATCGCGGCTAAGATCATCACCATCGGTATGCGCGACGGCCTGTTCACAGGCAAGAAGCTCCACGACTACTTCACGGCAACCTCATCTGATTGGGTGAACGCTCGCAGGATCATCAACGGCCTCGATCGGGCCGACGAGATTGCTCTGTTCGGCAAGAAGTTCAACGCAGCTCTGCAGGTAGCCTCCCAATGAAACTCTTCATGGATCATATAGCCTCGCCTGATTGGGCGGTTCGCCGTCGCATCATTATCCTAGTCCTCACCTGGTGCACCGGGATAATTACTTATCTCGCGGTGTGGGGCCGACCGATCGCTCTGAGTGACACAATCGCGATGAACCTCATCCTCCTCATGGGTGGCATCATCGGCTCGTATGTCTTCGGCGCGGTCTGGGAAACGAACGTCGCACGCAAGTCGAGCATCGCGCAGCAGGCAGTCGAGCAGGGCGATGCTGACACCACGGTCGAGGTGAAGCCATAAGCGCACTCTCTAAAAAGCTTCGTAGCGCGAGCGGGGGCAGAGTTATGTTTTGGTGCCCCGGTTGCGATGGTGCCCACGTCATCACGGTCGAGGATGCGCCTAATCGCCAAGGTCCGATCTGGGGATATAACTGCAATCCCGATGCGCCGACATTTACGCCATCCATCCTTGTTCAGGGATCTATGCGGAAAGGACCGATCAATTGCCATTCATTCGTGACGGACGGGAAGATCCAATTTCTCTCTGATTGCCACCATGCGCTAGCCGGCCAGACCGTCGATCTCCCAGACTTCGACAAGGAGTGAGAGATGCCAGATTTCATCACCGGTCCGGTCGGCAAGGTGCTGGGCGGGGCGCTTCTCCTCGCTGCTTTATATGGCGGGTTCCGCCTTTGGCTGCACAACCACGATGCGGCAATCCTCTCCGGCTACGTGCTCCTGTCGGAGAAGACAGCAGCCGAGGCAAAGGTTACCGAGATGGAGCGCCAGCGCAATGCGGCGTCTCAATCTCTCGACGAACTCCTGAAACGCGCCGCTGCTGACGACATCGTCGAACACCAGAAGCAAGCCACCCTCGAACAAGATCTAAAAGCCAATGAGCTACTCCTCAGCGAGAAGAACCGTTCCTGTGCTGCTGACGTTGGGGATGTTGATTTCATCAACCGTCATTAGCGGCTGCACCACGACCAAGCGTATTGAGGTTGCCGCCGCGACCCAAGGCAAGATCGACGCCGGCGTTGTCCTGCCGAAATGGCCGGAAGACTGCCGCCGCCAGGAAGCTCACGCTGCCGTCGAGGTTGGTGCAGAGCTTCGATCAGTCATTGTCAGGGAGCGAAGCGCCCTCGATCGGCAGAACGCACGAACCGAGCGTTGCTCGATCTTCTACGATGACGTGAAGACGCGTTACCGCGCAAAGTAGGCAAGGGCCCGACCCTCACAGGCAGGCCGGACCCTCCCATTTGCCGCCTCGGGGGGCAATGAGCACGGCGGCGGGCGAAATAGTCGATCGGCTACGACCGGTCAAGTGAAACCATTGCATTGGAATGCGCATTCACGGGGTAACGGGGCTGATGGGAAATTCCGAAATGGCGAGCAACGGCTTCGACCCCATGACCTCATGGGCCCGACTATCTGAGCGAGTAGAGAACCAAGGCAAGGACATCGTCGATCTTCGGTCGAACATGAACACCGGGTTCCAGACGATCAACTCGGCGATCAGCACCCTCTCGAACGAGCTGCGCACGAACAGCAAGACACAGTGGCCGGTCATCTGGTCGGCCGCCGGTGTCTGCTTCACGATCCTCGCGGCTCTGGGGGCGTTCTTCTATGGCACCTTGAGCAAGGGACAGGATCGGCTCGATACCGCGATCGTCGAGACCAGCAAGGGCGTTCAGGCTTCACTGGAGAAGATGACCGAGAAGATGGTCACCCAGAAGGAGCTCGAATGGCGGACGGCTCGATCCTCAGAGGATCGCCAGCGGACCGACATCGCCATAAAGGATATCCGCGACAACCTGGTCCCTCGGGCAGAGCATCAGCGCGTCTGGCAGAACTATGACGATCGAAGCAAGGACTTCCAGCGCCAGATAGATGAGATCAAGCAGGCTCAGGGCAGTGTCTATGGCCAGCGCGATTTCATGCTCGACATCAGAGAGCGGCTCGATCGCCTCGAACGGGATAGGGCGAGGGCTGCCGCTACGCCATGAACCGTGATTAGGCCAAGGACTGAATTCAACGCAGCCCTTGGCCAAGGATCTTACGACCCTGCGCCGCGGTTAACCAAACCCGTGCTCGACGCCCAGCAACGATGCCTGCTGGGGTGCCGAAAAGATATCCGTAAAATGTCGTATTTTTTGCCCGGCGGGTAAGAAAAAGCCCCACCTTGGAGCGGAGCAGGCGGGGCTTTAGTTCGAGGAAAACAGAGAAGGGCGTTCATCTCCTTCCCCGCTCGCATAACAAGCCGCTTCAGGTTTGGTTCCCGTTATCCATCGTACAAAAAGCGCTTTTCGGCTGGAAGGAAGGCTCGGGCGGTACAACCCCTATGGGTTAGACCGGGAGGCTTCGACGGGTTCATGCAACATTGCTCGAAGCCTCCCGGCGTCCGACAGGATCGGACAGGCTCGAACAAAGCATCCGGCCCTCTTGTTCCAAGCAAGTTCAATTTCCTATAGCAACACTATGACCCGGTTTCTCACCCACGACATTTTCCTTCGCATCTCCGTGTGGAAGGTCAGAGCCGTGGGAAAAGAGGAGGCGCATTGCCCGCATGGCCGGACGCTTGCAGATATGTTGGAAATCGGCATAGTTGTCGCAAGGACACTAGTCTTCGGCCGGTTCGTTATGGCTTCTCTGTAGAGCTTAGGACCACAACATGTGCAGCGCACGCGTAAGGATGAGTGCAAAATTCAGGGTCGCGGAGAGCCCCGTCTACGACGGCAAGTGGGCTGTAGTAGAGAACTCCACCGATTGTCCAGCAATTGTCGAAGGCACTCCCCTGGATTGCCTGACTGTTCAGGAGGCGCGGGACCTTGTTGACCTTATGAACAATCGCGACATCAGAGCGCACGAGCCGTAGGGTGGTTCGTCCACATACACTGCGAAAAAAAACCCTGCGCAGGCAGGGCTTAGATGATGATCACTGAGGGGTTTCAATTCTCAGGACGTAAGCAAACGCGTCACCCTCAACTTTAGTCCCGAGTAAGCCGGATCAGTTGATCGGCGCCCCCTGGGATATTCGTAAATGGTCTTATCTTTGCGCGCCGAGAAAAAAGCCCCGCTTTGGCGAGCGGGGCAGGTGGTGACGGGGAAAGGAAAGAGGGGTGTGCGTCCCTCCTCTGAGCCCATAACAATCTGTCTCACCGTTGGGTTCCCGTCATCTAGCGTACAAATTAGAAGAGGCTAATACCTTGCCGACCTGGCTCGTAGCTTGCTCTATCGCTGGTGGGACGTGAGACGCTGCAGCGCGGAGGCCATGAGGGGGTTTCCGCGACACCTCATGGCCTCCGTGTCCTTCGCCGGTCACCCGGTTGGAAGAACAACGGTAGAGTATTGGCGATCAACACACACGACAATCGGACCTTGGTCCGAAGGTAAGCCTGAAGTGACCTATCGTACTTCTAAGGAACTATGCCCCACATCACGCGTTATATCCTAGCTTCGTAGCCCATCGAAGCTAAACTCCACCTCATGCCCCGCCGACTTAACTGGCACGCAGGGGCTTTTTTTCTAGGACAGATTGATGGAGGAGGATTTTCGAAGACAGAAGTACCAGGATCTCGTCGAGCGGAAGCTTCTTGAGCAGCTCCCCGGCCCCGGACAGGTCCAATCGCTTTGCGATCTCGGTCAGCCATTGATGAAGATGGGATTCACGGAGACAGAAATTGTTCGAGCGCTCGTCGCATTAACGCATGCGAGGACGATTCAACTGCTTCCAGGCCGCCAGCTTAGAGTTCTCAAGCACTCGGTTTAGCGTTTGTCTAACGATGCGCTGCCCCATCTTTCCCGTCCAGTATCACGATCGTGAACCGATGGGTCGCTCAGAAATTTCTACCGAAACAGCCTGAGGCAAACTGGAATCGCTGTCGGCGTCGGCTAGGTTCTCGCAGCTTGCCACACACACAGGCTCCTGAACCTTCCCCCTCGGTTTCCTTAGGACCTTAGTCCGTCTAGACTGCCCCTCCGAGAAGAGTACCCTCCCGCTTGTCCTTCGCTGAGCAGAGCAAGGATAGAAGAGAAGCACTCGCCCCCCGTGGAGTCACGTGCAGAATGAACCCACTGAGTGCTTCTCTTCGCCTTTAAAAGCGATCTAGCCCCACGGTTATCTCCTGATTTCATTGTTCTCGAGGAGGCGATCATAATACTCCTCGACCTTCCGCATGGCCTCCCGGCCTTCGGCTTCATAGCCCTGATGCGGCAGATGCCGTTTTGCCACGTTATGGCCGTGCCCGGACCAGAGCCAAAAATCTTGCTTCAGGCCGTGCGCCTGCAGCTGGATCCTCCCCACAACAACCTTCCCGTCATACCCAGACCAGTCGTTATCGGTCGGCACGTCGCGCTCGTCGATCTTCGTTCGACGCCATTTGTATTTGGGGTGGTACGCTTCGCTCATATCTTCTACTGCAAAAGGTGAGCTCAAAATCCGCGAAACAGGCTTAAACCGTGAGACATTTCTCTAGAAAAGCATAACGATCCTGTAGACGAACCGTATGCCTCACAATCTCCAAGATTTTGTTTTTGCTCACATGCCGTACTCCGGCATGGGGCGCCACCCGCATTAGTCCGGAAGAGGCTCCAATAGCCTAGTCACTTGCCTTTGTGCAGCCACGATCGCCGATCGAAGGGTGACAACACATAGGCTTAACTTCTTCCGCTCCTCGAACTCTTTGAACGCTCGATGCGTCCCGTCTGTTTTTTTGTTTCCAGGCATAGCGCGAAGCACCTCGTTGATCACTTTCTTATCTTCCTTCGCAAACGAAGAGTAGAAATTGTCGGCGTCGCTGTTATCGAATTTTGCATCGAGCTTGTGTGCGAAGTCGTTTCTGAGCTTAGCTAGGGCTTTGAGCGGTGTCGCCAGCCGAGGATCCATGCCCAACCCAATCACCAGACCAACCTTCTGGGCGTACGTCAACTTTAGGTCAGTGATCGCAGAAGGATCAGCGAAGGCTAGCCGAAAGATCTCTTCGATTTCGGTCTCAATCACGATGGCGCTTCTTATCACCGCTTCGAAGGGAGTTGCATCCGCCATCATGGCATAGAACTCTTCGTCGGAAATACGCTTAAGTGGTTTTGCCAATTTCTCTTCCTCTCATCACGCCTTGGACATGCATTCGATTCGGCGAATTAGTCGAGTGCCATCGTCATCAGCAGAGACCAAATGCCCAAAAGCATAAAGTTGCGCATAATTCAGTCTTGTTTTTGTAAAAGCGATGTGAGACGCTCCTTTAAATTCAGGAGACGACTCAATGCCTTTGCCGATGCGAACTGTTGTCAATGAACTCCTTGTCAAAAATGATCGGGCCACGAAGATTTATGAAGCTGTTCATCGTGCGTGGGATCGCGCGGTGGAGCTTTACCCGCAGCGAGCAGTATGGCTCCGCAAGGCAACTTTTCGCGGAATAGTGTGGGAGCACGTGGTTCGCGAGTTGAACTCCTTGGCATCCGCCGATCCTGGTATCGCCCCGCTCTTTCACCGTGATACCGCGTCATTCATTATCGACAACGTCATTTTGTTTCGCTTCAAGCACGCTAGCGTTAGCCTGGCAACTGCGAACTATCCCACGCCGGAAGCCGTCGCCTACGATGATCACGAGATGGATCTCTACGGTTATGAAGGCTTGCAGCGCGTGGAGCTTTGCTATGTCTTGAACGAATTCGAAACTGAAGTTATCTGGGTCGGTATATCGGCACGGAACAACGGCGAGTTCCTGTGGAAAATCGAGCTAACATCGGATGGCATCGCAATCCCGATGCAACCGGAATTCTTCAATGATGACGAGTTTGACCCGCTCCGTATCGCCAGCTTCAAGCAACCCAAATCTGATGAAGCCGAACAGAATAAAGACAAGAAGAAGAAAGATAATGGCTCATCATGAGCAGCACATTCAATCACGAGCTACTGCTTCTCGCGAGGCAGTATCGCGGAAAGAGTCAAGCTGAGGTCTCCGAGGAGGCCGGGCTCGATCAGGGCCACTATTCGCGAATAGAGCGCGGCCTCCTCAATGGAGAGCCGCTGCAGTCAACAATCGAGGCAATCGCCTCCGCCCTTCGATTTCCGATTGATTTCTTTACGCAGGACGATGAGCTGTCTGGCTTGCCTCTCAGCGTTCATGATGTGGCGTGGCGGAAAAAGGCCTCGGTTACAGCGGGAGAGATGAAAAGGCTTCATGCCGAGCTCAATCTTCGCGTAATGCATCTTCGGCGTCTGTTGACCTCTATCGACATCAAGCCGGACCTTCCCCTTCCGCGCGTGGACGCTGACGAGCTCGGCGGAGCTGACAAGGTCGCCCAATTAATCAGGCGCTCCTGGTTGATTCCTGATGGCCCGATAAAAAACCTGACTGCCCTTTGTGAGCGGGCGGGAATCTTAGTTGTGATCTGCAACTTCGTTGAGAATGTCGACGGGGTAACGATGCGATTGCGGGATGTTCCTCCAGTCGTGTTCTTGAATAGCAAGGCGCCAGCAGATCGCATGAGGCATTCACTAGCGCACGAGCTTGGCCATCTGATCATGCACTCAGTGCCTACCGATGAGATGGAGGCAGAAGCCGATCTGTTTGCGGGCGAACTATTAGCTCCGGCAGCTCAGCTTCGTTCCGACATTATCGGTGGCCGAGTAACGCTGGAGCGCCTTGTTCAGTTGAAGCGTTATTGGCGCGTCTCCGTGGCATCCCTCTTGTATAGAGCCGGGGCTGCCAAGCTGATTAGCGACAATCAGTCATCGTATCTGTGGAGACAACTCAGCGCACGGGGTTGGCGCAAGACAGAGCCTCCGGAGACACAGTTTCCTCCGGAGCCAACCCGCCTGTTCGTGCACGTCCTCGATCTTCACAAAAGCGAACTAAATTATACAGCGTCGGATTTTTCTAAGCTTTTACGATTCGACGAGGACGAGGTAACCACTGTTTACGGCGTCGAACGTAGGGAGCGGGAAAAGCCCACGTTGCGAGTTATTAAGTAATATCACGGGATTTCAAATCCCGCGCCGGCTTAGGTGATCAAGGACTTTCCGGTTGATATTTTGCCGCGTTTGCAGCTGCTTGCCGGAAAGTACCCGCTTGAGCATTGTGTCGCTTTGAAACTTGTATTCCCACGGTGTAATCACGCCCTTCTCGTAAAAGAAGACTGTGGCATCTGCGTTTAGGCTCTTTGAAGAGTCTTCTCTGATCCGCTTGAGCCCGGCAAATATGAGGTCCGACCTCAGTCCTAGGAACCGCTTTACACATCGGTTGCCGACTTCGACCCTGCTGCCATTTAGTGTGTTGGCCAAAACGCAAACCTCGATGATGGGGGTATGACCGCACAAGCAGGTGTCCGGCTCATCGGCCTCATATATACCGACGAGTTTCCATTCTTTTTTTGCTAGATCCCAATCCTGTGCCTGGCTTCGGGCAAGGATTTTATCTCGTAGCCTTTTGAAATTGTGTCCGCCCTCGTCGACCATTCGCGATGCGCCCCCTTCCGTTTGCGCAATCTATTTAGGTGCTTAGCGACACTGTATCAATAAGAAGAAACAATTTCCGGTAGAGGGGCCTCGGTGCTCCCGCAGGTGCAACTGTCTGCCAAGAGCCAATGCTTCAGCTGCAAAAGGCCCTAAGGGAAGGCAGTCCTGTGAGCCACCGTGCGCCAATCATGCGCCACCGAATCCCCGCTAACTCACAGCAATGACTGTAAATGCTGGTAAAATTGGTAAAGCGATGGCGCACGAGTGCGGAGTGAAAATTCAGGCTATATCCTTGAAAATATTGGTGATCCCGACGCGATTCGAACGCGTGACCCCCAGATTAGGAATCTGGTGCTCTATCCTGCTGAGCTACGGGACCACTTGAGCGTCATGCATACAAAAGGCTTGGCCGGAAGCCAAGCTCTTTTGCATGTGTCTGATGAAGTGAATT